CGAGGGCGGCCGAGGCGGGCCGAGCCGAGGGCCGAGCGAGGGCGGGCCGAGGGGCGGCCGAGGGGCGGCCGAGGGGGCGGCCGAGCCAAGGCGGGCCGAGGGCGGGCCGAAACCGAGCGAGGGCCGAGCGAGGGCGGGCCGAGCCGAGGGGCGGCCCCGTAGGGGCCGAGGGCCGAGCAGGGCGGGCGGGCCGAGGGGGCGGCCGAGGCGGGCCGAGGGCGGGCCGTGCGGGCCGCCGACCTGCGGCGCGTCCGCTAAGCCCCAGGTCAAAGCCCTATAAGCCCGCTGACCTGGGGTTATGCACCCCCCAGTCCGATCCGCCGCCAGCCGGGTAGGGGGACCGGCGCGGGGAGTCAAAATTATGCGCGGCCGAAAAAATAAATTCGGAAAAAACGCGCATAAACAGAGAGGGCCAGCGTTAAACTGGCCCTAAATTGGTACAATATTCGAATGGCGAGGGATTTCGCAACGGCATTCTACCACAGTTCTGCCTGGAAAAAGACCAGAGAGTCCTACATGAAACTCGGGCAGGGCCTTTGCGAGCCTTGCCTCAGACGGGGACGGTACACGCAGGCGGCGATTGTCCACCACAAGGTCCACCTCTCGCCAGAGAACATCAACGACCCCAAGATAACGCTTGACTACTCCAACCTAGAGCGCGTCTGCAGGGACTGCCACGCGAAGGAGCATCCCGAGATATACGGGGACGCTAACGCGCGCGCGCCTAGGTGGACATTCGACGAAGAGGGGAACGTGGTGCTTCTTGACTGCAACATCGACAACGATTCAGAGGCTGGCCGACCTTAAGTACGCCGATTACTCGCCCGTTTTCGGGGACGGCCTCGATGCGTTCACCAACGAAATCCTTCGCGGCTTCTGCATGACGTGCGCCCAGATAGAGGTGCTTAACGAGGAGATAGCACGCGAGGGCCTGGTGGTGGACACCGAGAAGGGGCCGAAGGAGAACCCGAAGCTGAACATCGTGCACAAGCGCGAGACCGACAAGGCGCGTGCGGCCACGTACCTGCGCCGCGTGCTGGTGGACAACGGCTCCGACGAGCCGTCGATGGCCGACGATTGGAGCTAGGCGATGGACGGTTGCGAGTGCAAGCGCAAGATGGCGTGCGACACGTGCGCGCACAAGGAGGGCGAGACCGTCGACCTCGACGGCGCGCGCATGGTGAGGTGCAGCGAGAACAAGTACCAGATGTACGCGCCGATGGTGAGCGAATGCAAGCACTACCGCAAGGCCTAGCAGGGGTGGACCTTGGCGGCAAGGAAGCCTAAACGCCACATATCCGAGGCCGAGCAGTACTTCCAGGACGTAATCGACGGCAAGGAGGTCGCGGGCGCGAAAATACAGGCGCTCGCGTACATGATGCTGCCCCGATTCGAGAAGGGGTACAAGCGCTGGCACTTCGACTACGAGGCGGGCAACAGGCCCGTGCGCTTCATCGAGAGCGAGTGCTACGTGCCGTCTGGCAGGCTTGGCAAGCTGCTCGTCCTCGAGCCTTTCCAGAAGGCGATTATACAGACAGCCTTCGGCTTCGTGGACGACGAGGGGAACAGGCAGTTTCAGAACGTCCTGGTCATAATCGGGCGCAAGAACGGCAAGACGAGCCTCGCCGCCGCGCTCGAGCTGTACATGCTCATCGCGGACCGGGAGGGCGCGCCGCAGATCTACAACGTGGCGACCTCGAAGGACCAGGCGTCGCTGGGCTACGGCGCGGCCGTCCGCATGTACAACCTGTCGCGCCGCATGAAGAAGATTCTCAGGACGGGTATCGTCAAGGAGCGCCACCAGGACGGCATCATAAACGACTCCAATCTCGGCTACATCACGCCGCTATCGTCGAACACTACCCACCTCGACGGCTTAGACGTCCACTTCGGCGTCATCGACGAGGTGGCGGCGCTCGTCAACCGCGACGTGTACGACCTTGTGCGCCAGGGTACGGGCGCGCGCGAGAACCCCATGCTGCTCTCTATTACGACGAACGGCTTCGTGCGCCAGAACATCTTCGACGCGGAGTACGACTACGCCGCGCGCTGGCTCAGCGGCGAGGTGGATGATGACCGCCTGCTCGCCTTCGTGTACGAGCTCGACGAGCGGGACGAGTTCGAGGACGAGGCGATGTGGCCGAAGGCCAATCCTGGCCTCGGCACCATTAAGAAGCGCAACTACCTCCGCGACCAGGTCAACAAGGCCAAGCAGGACCCGAGCTACTTGCCTACCGTGCTCACCAAGGAGTTCAACATCCCGCAGAACCAATCCTGCGCGTGGCTCAAGATTGAGGAGTGCGTGAACAGGACGAAGGTGCCCGACTGGAAGAGCATGGGCTTCAAGTACGGCATAGCGGGCTTCGACGCCGCCGACACCATCGACCTGAACGCCGCGAAGGTGCTCCTGATGCGTGAGAACGACCCCATCATCTACGAGCGCTCGATGTACTGGATTCCCGAGGCCGTGTTCGAGAGGAGCGACGAGCTGAACAGGGACCGCGATGACGTGCCGTACAGGCAGTGGATAGCGCGCGACCTCATGCGCACGTACCCCGGCAACAAGGTGGACAAGCGCGTGTTCCTCGACTGGTTCCAGGAGATCGAGTCGGAGATGGGCATATACATATATGCTGTGGGCTTCGACCCCTGGCACGTTGATGACTCGACGCTGCGCGAGCTGCAGGCGTTCGTCGGCGAGCAGAACTGCGTCAAGGTGCGCCAGGGCGCAATCACGCTATCGCAGCCGATGAAGCAGATACGCGCGGAGTACCAGGCGGGCCATGTGGTGGACGACAACAATCCCGTCAACCAGTTCTGCCGCATGAATGTCCAGGTCAAGCCCGATGTTAACGGCAATATCCAGCCCGACAAGAAGTTCAACAACCCGAAGTTCCGCATCGACGGCTTCGTCGCGGAGCTGTGCGCCTACACGGTGCTCTCCGACAAGTGGGACGACTACCAGGCAATCATCAAGGCCGACTAGGTGTCGAGAAACGCTCCAACCGTAACTGGTACGATTTTGGTACAGTCATGGTATGGGACTATGGGAAAAACTGTACTGGCCGAAGAAACAGGCGCTTAGCGGCTTCAACGCTAGGTCGTACGCGACCCTGTCTGAATCTCAGCCAATATCCACCACATTCAACGGCGAAGTCTACGAGCAGGAGCTTATACGCGCCTGCATAGACCGCTTCGCCACGGCATGCTCGAAGCTCGACCCGTCTTACGAGGGTTCGCACAAGAACATCGAGCGCATCATCAAGACCACGCCAAACGAGGTAATGACGTGGCCGCAGTTCCTCTACCGCGCGGCGACGCTGACCGACACGCTCGACACGTGCGCAATCGTGCCGTCGTACGCGAGGGACATGCAGACCGTCAGGGGCATCTACCCGCTCATGTACATCTCGGCCGAGGTGGTGGAGTACGCAGGGGAGCCGTGGGTCAAGTTCTACACGATTCCCGACGACCCCGAGCCGTCGCACACCATCGAGCTGCGCAACGTGTGCTTCATCACGCGCTACCAGTTCAAGAGCGACGTGTTCGGAACCGGGCTTGCGCCGAGGGCAACTCTCGACCTCATGAAAGCGCAGGTCGAAGCCCAGAAATCCGCCATCAAGGCAGGGGCCAAGGTCCGCTGGATGGGCCAGGTCTCCTCCCGCATGGACGAGAAGGAGCTCGACAAGAAGCGTAAGCGCTTCATGGAGTCGAACCTGTCCCAGGACAACAACGGCGGCATCCTGGTCTACGACCAGACGTTCAACAGCGTCCAGCAGGTCAAGAACCAGTCCTACGTAATCGACGCCGCCGAGATGGAGCGCATACAGGACAACGTGTTCAGCTACTACGGCACGAACAAGGCAATCCTGCAGAACGACTACGAGCCCAACAAGTGGGCTGCCTACTACGAGGGCAAGGTCGAGCCGTGGGCGCTCCAAATCAGCGAGGGCATCACGCGGATGCTCTTCACACAGACGCAGCGGCTCAAGAACCATATCGACTTCTCGTCAAGCCGCCTGCAGTACGCGGCAATGGCTGAGAAGCGAAACATGATTCGAGACATGGTGGACCGTGGCCTCATGACCCTCAACGAGGGCCGCCGCATCCTCCAAATGTCGCCAGTCGAGGGAGGCGACGTCTACGTAATCCGAGGCGAGTACCTGATGCTCAGCCAGGTGGACATGACGGAACGCCAGCACGACTCGGACTTCGAGCACCAGCTGCTCGAGAAGCCGCTCTACGAGGACATGACAAACGACACGGAAGACGATGAGAACGCGGAGGCTTAGCTATGCCGATTGTTGACGGTAGGGAATACCGAAATTTCGAGATGGCGCTAACCGTCATCGAACCAGAGGAAGAGGGCGACGCCGAGAACGGCTACATCGTCGAGGGCTACGCGACGACGTTCGACGACCCCTACGAGCTTTACCCAGGCTACTACGAGGTCATCGACCGCCACGCGCTCGACGAGGCTGATATGTCCGATGTCATCTTCCAGCTCAACCATCAGGGAAGTCCGCTCGCGCGCCTGCGCAACGGCTCGCTCGCCCTGATGTGCGACGACCACGGGCTGTTCACGCGGGCCAACCTCAACGGATGCGACACGTCCAAGGAGGTCCACCAGCAAATCAAGAACGGCCTCATCGACCGCATGAGCTGGGGTTTCATGATTGCAGAGGACGGCTACGAGTACGACCCCGAGACTCACACGTCCACCATCACCAAGGTTTCGAAAGTCTTCGACGTGAGCGCGGTATCGCTGCCCGCTAACGAGGGGACCGAGATACATGCACGTTCCTACTTCGACGGAGTGATCGAGGCGGAGCGCCAGGAGTTGGCGCAGTGCACCGACCGGGACATGCGGAACCGCCGCAAGTCCAAGTTTCTGTTCGAGACAGGAGGAATGTAATGGCATTCGAGGCAATGACCATCGAGCAGTATCGCGAGCTTGACTACGACTCCCTTATTGCTCGCCGCGACGCAATCGCGGAAGCCTACGACGACCCCGAGAACAGCATCGAGGCCATCGAGGCAGACAGCAAGCTGTTCAAGGCCGAAATCGCGCGCCGCAACAAGCAGGCCGAGATTCGCTCGCTCAGCATCAACGAGGTCAAGGGCGGGGCTGGCAAGCTCGTCGAGACCAATGTCGTGTCGTCCGAGCCGCACGTAGCGGTCAAGCGCGACCTCTCGCTCGGCGGCCGCACTTGGGACGCCCTGCAGGAGCGCGGCTACTCCCGCGACAACGGCCGCTTCCAGTTCGAGGGCGTGTCGTTCCGCGCCGCTGCTGACCCGCAGTCCGTCGGCGGCCTGAACCCCGCCACCCACCCGAACTACTTCGACGAGACCCTCACCCAGGTCGACCCGACCATCCGCGAGGGCTACCGCCGCGAGCTGACCATCTGGAACCTCTTCAACCACGAGACGACCGAGAAGGACGCCGTCACTTGGTACTCCGAGGGCGAGATGGAAGGCGGCGCAGGCATGACCGCCGAACTCGGCGAGTTCTCCCGCCTGCATGTCAAGGAGCCGCAGCGCCACGTTGACGCGCTCAAGAAGGTCACGGCCATCTGGACCCAGTCCGATGAAATCCTGACCGACGCGCCTCGCTTCGTGTCGCACGTGAACTCCCGCGCAGGCTACAGCCTGGACACCGTCGTTGAGGACCAGCTGGTCATTGGTGACGGCACGGGCGACAATCTCACGGGCATCGCAAACGCCAGCGGCATCCTGACCGACACCACCCAGGCTGGCTATGACCTGAAGTTCATCGAGTCCCTGCTCAAGCAGAAGACCGCCATTCGCAAGGCCACGCCGCGCTTCAACGTCGACACCCTGCTCGTAGCCGACGAGGACTACGACACCCTGCAGACGCTGAAGAACGAGTCCGACCAGTACGTACTAGGCGGCCCCGTGGGCATCGTCTACGGCAACAACGTGACCGTGGGCGACATCCTGTGGCGCACCATCCGCATCGTACCGACTCCCGCACTGACCTCTGGCACGTCCATCCTGGGCGCGTTCAAGGCTGGCGCTACGGTCTACGAGCACGTCACTGGCCGCTGCTTCGGCGTCGGCTACGACGGGGACGACTTCAGCCATGGCCGCGTGAGCTTCCGCGCATACCAGCGCCTCGCTCTCGCAGTCGAGTACCCCGCAGCCTTCTGCAAGTACACCATCGCTTAAGGCAGGTGGACCATGGGACCTTTGAGGAACTACAAGCTGCCTGACGGCACGACCCGCCAGTACCGCGAGGGCGAGCAGCCCGAGGGCGCTGTCGTCGTCGAGGTCCGCTCGAACGTGCAGACGCCCGAGTCCCGCGCATCCAAGGCGCCCGCGAAGGCGGCCGCCAAGCGCGGGGCTGCGAGGAAGTCCACCGCCTCTAAGGACGTGAGCGAGTAATGTCCGACCTTTTCACCATCGAGGCGCTGAAGCCGTTCAAGGACATCGCAGCGGGAGTCGACCGCAAGGTCGGCGAGCGCTGGGAGGTGGACCTCGAGCGCTTCAACGAGGTCAACTCCACCATCTACGGCGAGCTCGCGAAGCGCGCCGACGAGGAGCCGAAGCAGAAGGCAAAGGGCAGGCCCACGAAGGCCGAGCTCGTAGCCGAAGCCGAGGCCCTCGGCGTGGAGGTGCCCAAGGGCGCCACGAACCCGCAAATCGCGAAGCTAATCGAGGAGGCCCGTTAGTTGGCTACCCTTGCCGACATAATCGAGGACGTCAAACCGCGCGTCATGCCGACCGCCAAGGTCGCCCTGCGCGTCTCGGCGGAGTACTTCGACCTCGAGGTCGAGTCCGCCGTCGAAGGCGCGCTGGCCGACCTCAAGCGCGTGGGCATCTCCGAGGCGTGCTTCTCGGCCGATAGCGACTACTACCCGATGGTGCGCCAGGCAATCGTCATGTACTGCAAGGCGCACTTCGGGCAGGACAACCCGAACGAGGAAATGCGCTTCTGGATGTCCAGCTACGAGATGCACGTCGACGCGCTCCTCAACAGCGGGGCGAACTCCTACGCCGCCGAGCAGGAGGACGAAGAGTGCTCCTGCGGGTGTGGCGAGGCCACCGACGAGCCGACCGAGCCGACCGAGCCGACCGAGCCAACGAAGCCCGTCGACGGAGGCGACGCGGGGGAGGTGGACCCCGATGCGATGGGATAAGGTTGCCGAACTCTACACCGCCGAGACGGCCGTCAACGACGAGGGCGACCACTACGAGCTGGACAAAGACCACTCCGTAGTGTTCGCCAACTCCCGCAACATGGGCCTCGAGACGTGGGCGGCAGCGCGTAGCTACGGGCTGCACGCCGACGCTTCGGTGCAGGTCAGGTCGCAGGAGTACGCGGGCCAGAACCGCTGCATCATCGACGAGGTCGAGTACGAGGTCGAGCGTTCCTACGACACGGGCGAGTACACGACCCTGACCCTGAAACGGAGGTTGAGCAATGTCTCTGCATGAGGTTAGCGTCGACGCCGACCGTTTCGCACTCGGGTTCGACCAGCTCGTAAAGGACATCGGCCCTGGTATCGAGGATGCGATTGAGCCAGCCGTGCGCAAGGGCTGCCAGGTCGCGCGCAAGACGGCCAAGGCTGGCGCGCCCGTCATGACGGGCCGCTACGCGAAGTCCCTGAGCTACAAGGTGATGGGCCACGGGATGAAGGTCAAGGGCGAGGTCGGCTCCAAGGAGCTGCCCGGACTTGTCCACCTGCTCGAGAAGGGCCACGCGAAGGTTGGCGGGGGCCGCGTGCGAGCCATACCGCACATGGCACCTGGCTTCGACGCGGGCGCGCCCGAATTCGAGCGGACGTTGCTAGAGGGGGTGGACCGTGCCCTCGGCTAAGGAAAGGCTGGTCAGCACCGTCCGTCTCCACGTCCCATGCGTCCATATGGGATGGCCGAAGGGTGGGGCCCCCGAACTCCCGTGGGCGGTCTACACCGACGAGCCGTTCGGGCGCGGGGCCGACAACGAGAACTGGACCGAGACCCATCGCTGGCACGTCGAACTCTACGAGAAATACCCCGACACGGCGCTCGAGGACGCGCTGTTCGACACACTGCGCGGCGTCTACGGATACGTGGAGCCGCCAACGACAACATGGATTGAATCGGAGAACTGCTCGTGCACGCTCTACCGATTCTCCGAGATAGAAAGGATATAGCAATGTCCGAGAACAAGCCTCTGCTCTACGGTGTCAACAAGGGCTACTACGCTGTCAAGAACGTGGATGCCGAAGGCAAGGTGACCTACTCCGCGCCCGTGCGCATGCCGGGTCTGCGCCAGATCACCATTAACCCCGAGGGCGGCACCGACAAATTCTACGCCGACAACGGCGTCTACTTCATGACGTCGAACAACAACGGCCTGTCCGGCTCCATCGAGGTTGCTGGCCTGTCCGACCAGTTCCTCAAGGACGTGTTCAAGTACGTCGAGGACGACAACGGCGTAATCTTCGAGGACGCTGGCGCCAAGACCGCAAACGTCGCGCTGCTGTTCGAGTGCGAGAATGACGGCGACAAGCCCACCCTGTTCGAGATTCTCGACGTCAAGCTGGCGCGCCCCTCGCAGGAGCACAACACCACCGAGGATTCCACGACCCCCGACACGGTCAGCATGGACTACGAGGCCGCTCCCATCGAGCTGCCTTGGGAGAACGGCACCAAGAAGGTCGTTGGCGGGCACGTCGATTACTCGACAAAGACCGCTACTAAGTATGACGCTTGGTACCAGGCTGTCACGCTGCCGACTAAGGCGGCTGCCTAGCCATGGCGGAAATCACCATCAACGGGGAGCGCTGCAAATGCGCGCTCTCCGCGTTCACCCTCGTAATCTACGAGCTCGAGTTCGATGGAGCCGACCTCATCGCCGACATCAGCGGCAAGGTGACGACAAGCGACTTTAGCCCCGAAGAGGGCCTCTTGTTTGACTTCTCCTCGGTGCCGTGGACCAAGGTGATGCGCGCGGCCTGGGCGATGCTCAAGACCGTCGACGACTCCGTGCCCCATTTCAACGAATGGGCGAGGGGCGTCGAGCAGGTGGACTCCTGGGAAGTGCGCGAAGTCGTGAACTCGGCGGTGAACGAGAACTTTTTTCATAGCGCCGCCACCGTCGGCGAAACCGACGAGTAACGGCGGCGCTTCCACTAGCAAGCGTCCATACACGCGAATGTACGTGGGTGCGATAGGCATGGGCTTCAGCGTCGAGGAGCTGAGGACCATGCCTTTCGACAGACTGCAATGGTTCATCCACTGCAACAACCTGAACAACGGGGCGAAAGAGCCCGAGCCTGAGTGCCGCCAGGGCACCATCGCGGAACTCAAGCGGATTCTATAAGGAGGCGGCCCTATGGGCGAGGCGTACAGGGGCTTGACTATCATGTTCAAGGCGGATGGCTCGAAGGTGCTGTCCACCATGAAGACGATGACGAGCGCGGCGAGGCAGGTAGAGTCCGAGCTTCGCATGGTCAAGCGTGCGCTGAAGTTCGATGGGTCGTCCACCAAGGCGGCACAGGCGCAGTTGAAGCTGCTCGCCGAGAAGGCGGCCGCTACGGCCACGACGGCCGAGCGCCTGCGCCGCACCATCGAGCAGATGGGCAACGCCGACATCGGCGGCAAGAGCATGAAGGAGCTGTCGGCTTCCACCAGGGACGCGTCAACGCAGGCGTCCTTGTTGAAAGCCCGGTACAGCAACGTCACCGAAGAACTCGCAAGGCAGTACAACCAGCTGAGGAAGCTGGCGTCTGAGACGCGCGGCTTGAAAAGCCTTGCGAAAGTATTCGATAGCAAGGACTTCGTCGGCCATGACATAAAGGAAGTCGAAGCAGCCATCGGCAAGATGGGCAAGACGCTCAAATGGAGCGCCGAGGAGACAGAGCGATGGAAAGCCGAGATACGCGGGCTTAGGAGCGAGTTCAAGGCGGCAGACGCGGCCTACAAGCAGATGACCGACATCGCTGGTTTCCAGTCGATGGGCTACAAGCTCGAGGAGGAGGCGGCGAAGCAGAAGGCCGCGATTCGCGAGATGGTCGCTGCGTCGAAGCAGCTGAGGATGACGGGCTTCGAGGCCAGCATCAAGGACGCTTCGGCGGAAGTCGGGAGGCTAGACGCGCAGATTAAGGACCTGAAGGCGTCGATGAGGCTCGACCCGAAGAGCTTCAAGCTCGCCGCGCTGAACGCCGAAACCGCCAGGGGCAAGATTTCCGCGCTCAAGTCTGAGACGGAAGAGCTGGAAGCCGAGATGCGCCAGCTCGGCGAGACGCCGGGTGTCAAGGAACTCGCGAGCGACTTCGGCCGCCTGCACGCCAAGATGAAGGAGTCCACCTCGGAGCTCGACCGCGTCGGCACGAAGCTCGCCAACCTGAAATCGCAGGCGAACGGTGCGGCCGAGGAACTCGACGAGGCGCGCCTCAAGATGGCGAAGCTCGGCATGACCTCCGAGCAAATAGATAAAAACCAGGGCATCATCGACGCTACTAACGCACTGAAAAAGATGAACAGCGTCATCGACGAGACCCAGAAGGAATACGACGTCCTGACCGACAAGGCGCAAATGTACGCCCGTGCGGTGCGCTACGGTGAGGACAAGTCCAAGATAGCCATGAACCAGGCGGCTATCGCGAGCACGCAGAAGGCCCTCACGAGCGGGAGCAAGACCAAGTTCTTCTCGCCCAGCGCCTTTACCTCCGTCGGCATGCAGATGTACTCGACGCTGTACCCCGCCATGATGATGGGTGGTCAGCGTGCCGTCGAGGCGGCAAGAGATGTGGACGCAGCGTATCGTGCCATGCGTAAGACGGTGCAAGGCACCGAAGAGGATTTCTCCCATCTGAAAGACGCTGCTATCGAGTTCGGCAACACGCATTTCACGTCGGCTGACGATATTCTCAACATCGAGGCAGCAGGTGGACAGCTCGGCATCACGGTGGACAACCTAGAGGCGTTCAGCAAGGTCGTAAGCGACTTGTCGATTGCTACCGACGACGCCTTCACGACCGATGACATCGCGCTCTGGATGGGCAAGATGAGCAATATCATGCACATCAGCGCCGACGAGTACGATAACTTCGCCGACTCGCTCGTGCGCCTCGGCAACTCCGAGCCAGCGCTCGAGTCCGACATCGCGAACATCACGTCGCGCTTCGCCTCGATGGCCTCCATCGTCGGCATGACGCCAGACCAGATTCTCGCGATTGCCACGTCCGCGTCGGCCACGGGCCAGAAGGCGGAGGCCGCAGGCGGTTCGCTGCAGCGCGTGCTCGGTAGGATTGAGGCGTCCGTAGCGGGCGTCACCGAGGGGATGCTCGAGATGGACGGCATGACCGACGAGGGCATCGAAGAACTCGAGGCTGCGAAGGACAAGCTCAGCGAGTACGCGTCCGTAGCAGGCATGAGCGCCGAGCAATTCGCAACGGCATGGCGGCAGAAGCCAGCCGAGACTTTCCAGGCGTTCATCAACGGCCTCGAGCGCATGAAGAACGAAGGGCACTCGACGTTCGCCGAAATCTCCAAGAACCTCGGCATCGGCAGTATCCGCGACCAGCAGCTGCTCAGCGGCCTCACTCAGACCACGGACGTGCTCGCCGAATCGCTCACCATGTCGGCGCACGCATACCAGGGAATCAGCGACGAGTGGGGCCTCGTCGGCGACGCAGCTCGCGAGGCTGACAACAAGTCACAGGGCTTCAGCGGCACGCTGCAGATACTCCTGAACAACGCACAGAGCCTCGGCGCGACGATGGCCGAGTCGATGACACCTGGCCTCAAGGTGCTAACGGGCGTCATCCAGGACCTCGTCGGATGGTTCAACAAGCTCGACCCGAGCACGCAGACCGCGATGACGTCGATTATCGGCGCGAGCGGCATGCTCGGCCCCGTGCTCACTGGTATCGGCGCGTTCGGCAACATGTTCGGCTCCGTCAAGTCGAGCATCTCTAAGTACATGTCGGCCGAGAACAAGCTGGCGAGGGTCGAAGGGTCCACCTTGCACAACGTCATGGGGTCCGCAGCGGCGTACCGCACGATGGGCGAGAAAGCTGAGCAAGCCGCCAAGAAGCTCGACATCGCGAGGCGCGCGCAGAGCGGTGTGAACACGGCCCAGATAAAGCACATCGCGCAAACGGGCCAGGAAAGCAAGGCAATCAAGGCTCAGCAGGCTATAGCGACGAAGAACGTCCAGCAGGCCCAAAGGGAGGTAGCTGCCCAGAAGATGAGGAACATGGGCACGCGCCTCGGCGCTGGCATGCTGAGCGCGTTCGGCGGCTTGGGCCAGATGGCCCTCATTAGCGCCGCCGGGTTCGGAATCGAACAGCTTGCGGAACATGTCTACGACGCTTGGAGGAAGAACGAGCAGTACCGCGAATCAACCGACGGTCTGCGCCAGGTAACCGACAGGCTCAAGAAGAGCACGGACGCCGCGAGCCTCGGCGTCGGCGAGTACTCGAAGGCGCTCGGCCAAGGCGTACATACGACGAAGGAGTTACTCGACTCCGCAGACGAGACCACGGCTAAAAACGCGCAGCTCGCCAGTAGCTTCACCGACACGCTCGACGCCGCGCAGGGAAGCGCCGTCATGGCGCAGATATACGCCGACAAGATGATGGACCTCTCCGGCAACGTCAACGGCGACAAGGCGAAGCTCGAGGAACTGAAGAATGCCGTCAAGGAGTACAACAACCTGACGGGCGACTCCGTAGCCGTGGTGGACGATTTCTCTGGACGCCTCAACTCGAACACGGACGCAATCAACGCGAACCTCGCGGCGTTCAAGGAACGCGCCATGGCGAACGCATTCTACGATGTCGCGCAGGAGTCATCGAAAGCCGTCGCGACGACCGAGGTGGAAATCACCAAGCAGGAGAGGGCGATTGACGACCTCATTAGCAAGCGCGACAAGATACTGAACGACCACAAGGGCGAAGCATCGACGTATGAAGGCGATAACGGCATGCAGATGCAGACATCGTGGGCCGCGCAAGCTCAGGATTACCAAAACCAGATCGACGCCCTCGTGGAAAGCAAGAAAGCGCTCGAGGAGCAGCAGGCAGCGGCTCAGGAATCCGCCGACACGGCGTATGAGATGGCCGCCGCATCCGACCAGAACGCGATGGCTAAGCAGAAGGAAAAGGAAAAGATAGACAAGGCTTCGAAAGCCGTCGACGCATACAAGAAAGCGCTCGGTTCCGAAGGCTGGGAGTCAATCGTGCAGAACGCTGGCCTCGCCGAGGACCAGGTTGAGAGCTTCGCGTCAGACCTGAGCATAGTCGGCATGGGCACCCAGCAAATGGTCAACATGGGCGTCGAGCAGTTCAACAGGCTGTACAACGAGGCTGGCGGGAAGCTCAACCTCGTGAACGACGCGATGAACGCCATCAACACTTACCATATCGACCCGAAGGACGTGAGCATCACCGACAACGGCGTCGAGGTGCTAGGCCACGTCATCAATCTCGACGAGATGACGATTGACGGCAAGACGTTCCGCGTCAACGACGACGGGTCGGTCGAAACCTCCGAGGGGAAAATCGACGAGCTGAAGGGGAAGCTCGACGTGCTCGGAAGGCAAAATCCAACGCCGACGGTCAGCGTGAACGACAACGCGAGCGGTGTAATCAACGGCATCATAAACAAGATTTCGCAGGTCAAAGACAAGAGCATAACGATAACAACGACGTATGTCAAAAGGGGCGACGGGTCGACGAACTTCTCGGACAGCCAGGGATTCGGGCATGCGTCAGGCGGTATCTCAGACAGCGTCCTGCGCCGCATTCCGATGAACGCCGCAGGCCGCATCGACGGCATAGTCACGCAGGCGACCCTCACGAACCGTGGAATCGTCGGCGAAGCTGGCGACGAGGCAATCCTGAATATGGGCCGCTCGTCCGCAATCGTCCCGCTCTCCAACAAGCGTTACGTCCGCCCGTTCGCGCGCGCGGTCGCGTCGGAGATGCCGGGGGGAAGCCGCCCGACGACCGTCATCAACAAGAACTACAGCGTGAACGGCATGACCCTCTCGAAGGGGTCCGACGGCGCGCGCGCCCTCGAGGCCCTGTTCGACGCGCTCAAGATAGAGGAAGCGAGCTAGGATGGCAGCCAAGAATACAGCTAAGCCGAAGAATACGAAGCCGAAGAATGCAACCACTAAAAAGGCCGTGACAATCCCCGCGAAGGCGAGCAGCCTCGCCTGCATGCGTCAGAAGGACACTCAGCACGGGGTCTACGTGCAGTGGCTGACCGGGAAGAAGGGCGCTTTCAGCAAGACGAAGCAGACTGACCACTTCGAGGCTGAGTTCGAGTACGCCGACGGCACAAAGATGAAGGGCACGAAGAACTTCAAGTACTTCCCTGGCGGAGTCGTCAGCGCGACGCCTGAAGAGGCGAAAGGCTCGAAAACGGGCAAATATCAGTACTACGAGATACTGTGGACCGCCCCCGACAACGCCATCAGGGTGCGCGTCCACGTCAAACCAGTCGCCCAGACGTACGAAAAGGTAACCAACAAGAACAAGAAGAACGAGAAGAGGGAGCAGAAGCCGCGCTACAGCAGCACGTACTCGGCTTACGTGTATCGCGATTTCCGAACCGAAGACCTTCCAGCGCCGTCGCTTTCCGTATCAGACGAGGAAGGCACGAACACCTTCTTCGTGACGGTCTCGAGCGACGACCCCGACGCGCGTTACGCGGACATCACCCCGTACAACGCGACGAACCCGAGCAAGCCCGCTGTGGTGAGCGGAAAGAAACTCACGAACAAGGAGCTGCTCAACGGCAGCTATTCTTGCAAGTTCTCCGTTCCAGCTGGTCAGGAATGGTATTTCGTCGCCGTCGTCAAGAGCTCGGGCAAGAAAGCCACCTCGCCGCGGTCCGAAAGGGCGTACGCGAGGACGAAGCCGCCAAAACCGGGAAAACCAAACGGTAAAGCTTTGTCCACCTCCTCTGCCGAAGTGACGTGGGCTGCATCGAAGGGTGCGGAGTCGTACACGGTCGACTACCTCGGTATCCCGACGAACGAGAATTACGTATCGGGGTACTTCAAAACGCATCCTGACCTCATCAAGACGCAGACGGACGTTCACAACACGAAGCTGGTCCTGTCGAACCTCGACATGGGCCTCAAGTACTTCTTCCGCATTAAGGCGGTCAACGCAGCGGGCGAGAGCGGTTGGAGTGATGCGGGGCCATCGGGCGGTGTAATCCTCGGCACCGTCCCCGACGCGCCGACTACGTACGACACGGAGGCCGCAGTGCTCAAGGAGGAGAGCCCTCTGCGGTTGAGGTGGACCCATAACAGTGAGGACGAGTCCGACCAGCAGAAAGCCGAGGTCAAGGTCACATGGGGCGAGGACGCCACGACGAGGACCTTGGAGGTCGCAGGGGGCCAGAAGGTCTCGTTCGACCTTGAAGGCGCCGAAAACGAGGAAATCTACGACGTGGTCGAGAACTACTACCTCGACCTCGACCTCGGCATGTTCGATGACGGTGACGAGGTCACCTGGAAGGTGCGCACGAAGGGCGCGGCTGCGGAATGGTCGCCCTGGTCCGTCGAGCGCTTCTTCAGCGTGTACGAGAGGCCGTCGATCTCCTGCTCGCTTAACGCCGACGACGCCGACAACAAGCTCACAGCGCTACCGCTCGAGGTCGAAATGGACCCGTCGGGCGGCGGCGACGCCGTGTCGGGCTACCACGTTGCGATACAGGTAGCGGAGTCCACCTCCTACACCGACGCCTACGGCGACGAAGTGTTCGTCAGCGCGGGCGAAATCGTGTACGAGACCGACTACGCGACGTCGCAGGACCCGTTCACAGCGTCGATTGGCGTTGAGGCGAACTTGCAGCCGTCCACCACCTACACCGTTCTCGCCGAGGCCAGCATGCAGAGCGGCCTGCGCACGCAGAGCGAGCCGATGCGGTTCTCCGTCGACTTCGACGGCACGGTGCCCGAGCCGAGCTGCGCGGTGTCCTTCGACGAGGACTCCTTGACTGCGAACATCACGCCCGCCTGCTATGCGGTGGACGAGGACGGCGAGGTGACCAACACGCTGCAAGAGGGTGTCACGCTATCCGTCTACAGGATTGACGAGGACGGCTCGCTCATCCTACTCGATGACAATATCCCGAATGTTGGGAGCTACGAGCTGACGGACCCGCACGCGTCGTTCGACGAGTGCTGGTACCGCGTCGTGGCGACCGACACGGCCACGGGCATGAGCAACTTCGTAGACGGCTACGACGACTCGCCGTACAGCCTTTGCGTCATCCAATGGGACGAGACGTGGAACAAGCTGTCCGAGGAGGACGCGGAAGGCGACGCCAGCTACGACTACGCGGGCTCGCGCCTCGATGGCCTCTACAACCTCGATTTCAGCGAGAGCGCGTCCGTGCAGGCTGAAGACATCGAGTACATCGGCCGCGAGCACCCTGTCAGCTACTACGGCACCCAGAAGGGTTACACGGCCCGCTACCAGACGTCGTTCCCGAAGACCGACGGCGGCACGCTGGCCCTCGTCCGCAAGCTCATGGCGTGGCGCGACGACGTGTACATCCGCGAGTCGAGCGGCACGGGCTTCTGGGCGCACATCACCAACGCCGACCTGTCGCGCAGCGCGGAGGGCGGCGCAATCAACTTCACGATTTCAGCCACGCGGGTCGACAGGACCGACAACGCGCTTAGGAGGGAGTAATGGCCGACTGGAAGAGGGGCATGGCCCGCACGTACGAGTTCTGGGAGGTCAACCCCTCGACCTGGGGTGATAACGAAATCCTCGACACGATAACGAGCTGCTCGATAACGCGCGACTCCGACGACGAGACGCTCGGCAGCGCCACGTTCGAGATGGACTCCTGGGAGGGCGAGAGGTGGATAAGGGTCTACCTAATCACCAAGCAGGACGGCGTGCGCGAGCGCTGGCCGCTCGGCACGTTCATGGTGCAAGTGCCAGACCGCTCGTTCGACGGGATGCGCGGGTACGCGAGCGCCAACGGCTACACGCCGCTCAAGGAACTCGCCGACAACAAGCCACCCGTGGCGTACAAACTCGAGACGGGCTTCGTCGAGGATAAGGTGGCGCGCCTCATCGAGACGTACGGGCGCGCGCCCGTCGTGATGCCGGAAGGCGAGACCCGCATCCAGGAGGAGTTCGTCGCCGAGGACGACGAGAGCTGGCTGTCTTTCGACAAGAGCGCGCTGGCGAAGGGCAAGAAACACATCGAGCTGACGCCTCGCGGCGAGGTACTCATAGCCCCCGACCAGGACCCTTGGTCGAAGATGCCGAGCTTCGTGTTCAACGACTCGAACAGCTCGATTCTGCGTCCTGAAGTTCAGGTGTCTACCGACCTTTCAGAAGTACCGAATGTGGTACAGGTAGTGTATAGTAAAGCTAGCGGATGCCTCATCGGCGAAGCCGTAAACGACGACCCGAGCAGCGAAAACTCGACCGTAACCCTCGGTAGGCGGAAAGTCTACCGGGAGAACTCCCCGGAGCTGCCCGACAACCCAGACCAAGAGGACGTGGACATCCTCGCGCGCAAGCTGCTGCGCGAGAAAGGGGCCGCCTCGTACGAGGTGACGTTCACGCACGGCTTCGTCCCCGACGTGAACCTCGGGACCGCAGTGAGGCTGTCGTACAGGGCGATGGGGCTCGACGTAGTCGCGATAGTGACGGCACAGACCATCCAATGCACGCCCGCATGCCAGGTCCAGACAACAGCGAGGTACTATAAGGAGAGGTTGTAGGCCATGGAGCTTAACCAGCTTGCCCGTAGGATTGCGAAGAAGATAGCGCCAGCGACCGCGAAGGCGGCCGAGGACAAGAAGCAGCGCGACCAGTACGGCACGGTGCAAGCTACCGAGAGCGGGGCGTTCGTCCTGGTGGACGGCTCGCCCGAACCCGTGCGCGCGCACTTCTCGGTCAACTGCATCGACGGCGACAGGGTGGTCGTGCACATCGTCAACCACTCGGTCGTCGTCATGACGAACCTGACGCACCCGAACATGTCCACCGCCGAGGCGGTCAGCTACGCGAAGGACAACCCCGGCACGACGGTCATCCAAGGCCTGACAATCAGCGACACGACCCTGCAGAACGTGGACCTCTACGGCTTCTACGCCACCGACGGCACCCTCGAGAACACCTACATCAAGGGCAGCTCCATCGACGGGTCCACCTTCCGCGATGGCACCATCACGGGCAGCGCAATCGACACGTCGACCTTCAGGGACGGCCAAATCTCGGGGTCGGTCATCGACACCTCGACCTTCAGGGACGGCCAGATTTCAGGCTCGGTAATCGACGCCTCCACATTCAAGGACGGCCAAATCAGCGGCTCGGTAATCGACGCGTCTACCTTCAAGAACGGGCAGATCAGCGGCAGTGCCATCGACTCGTCGACGCTCACGAACATACCGTACGCGGGAATCAAGGACGCCGACATCGAGGTGGCGCGGGTGGCCGACGCCCAGATAGCGGACGCGACCATCGAGCAGGCGCAAATCAAGAACCTGAGCGCCGACTTCGCGCACGTAACGGACGGCGTCATCGACAACGCCAAGATTAACCACGGCGACGTCAAGGACCTGAACGCCAACTACGCGCACATCACGAAAGGCGTGATAGACAACGCGAAAATCGGTTACGCGGACGTGGACAACCTGAGCGCCCACTACGCCGAGATTACCAACGGCCACATAAACAGCGCCCTCATCGACACCGCCGCCATCGTGGACGAGCAGGTGTTCACGGTAACGGGCAACAAGGCGACCATCTCGGAAATCAACGCCGACAAGATTACGGTGCGCAACCTCAACGCCAAGAACCTGACCGTGGACACCGCCGACGGCTACGTGACCATCGGCGACAAGAAGACGCCGACCAAGGAGTTCATCGACTCGCTCAAGGACGAGCTGCAGCAGGAGATCGACGGTGCCGTGGAGACCTTCACGTCGAGCGCCGTGCCGCTGCTCACGAACTACCCCGCGAGCGATTGGAAAATCAGCGGCGCGACCGCCGAGGAGCAGCGCAAGGCGTACGCCAAGCACGTGGGCGACATCTGCTACGTGCAGCAGCAGGGCAGCGACTACGACGGGTTCTGCTACCGCTTCGCGTACGACTCGGCCGAGCAGTCGTTCAAGTGGGTGCTCATCAAGGATTCCAGCGTCACGAAGGCGCTCAGCGACATAACGGACCTGCAGACGTTCGAGAGTAACACGACGAGCTGGATTGAGGAGACCGACGAGGGCCTGACCACCATACGGCAGAACCACACCGCATTGTCCGGCAGGGTGGACGGCGTAGAAGCCACAGCCAATGCGGCGCTCCCGGCATCCACGTTCGAGACGTTCGAGCAGACGACGTTCAAGACCGTTGTCGATGAGGTGGACGAGCAATCGACCACCATCGTCCAGATTGGCGAGACGGTGAGGTACGGCGGGAGGAATTACGCAAATGTTCGCACGTATAACGATGTGACCGTCAGCGGAATCACGCTAGAATGCGAACCGCCTGCATACCATATTCACGGCACGAACACCAAGACCGACGCCAACTGGTCGCTGAAATCTAATGCCTGGTATGGCAATGGCGACGAGGTGTTCGAGTCTGGTGATGTTATTACGCTTTCCACTGATGTGCCGCTTCCCAAGGGACTTTATATTCAGCTCAACCTAGTGAATAAAAACGGGGCTCAGTATAATGCCGTCAATCTGACTGGAGACGGCGAGAAGACATTTATCACGACTACCATTCCAGAGAATCATGACCCGGATGCGACCACTAACATCAACGGTTTCTTCGGCGTGATGAAGACGTGCGGTACGGTCGACGTGACTTTCCGTATCAAGCTCGAACGCGGCCCCATCGCCACGCCCTGGGACTACGCGTCCGAGGACGTGACCACGCTTACAAACACAGTGAACACGGTCAAGCAGACGGCGGACACCAACAAGGCGTCAATCACGTCGCTCACCAAGACCGTGTCGGACAATGCGACAGCCACCACGAACCGCTTCAACTCCGTCGAGCAGACGGTCAGCGGTATCAACACGACAATCGGCTCGATGCAGACCGCTATCAGCAAGAAGGCGGACGGGTCCACCGTCACGACGCTCACTAACAACTTGAACAAGGTGAGCGATACGGTAAGCGGGCACACGCAAGAATTGAGCAGCGTGACCACGACGCTGTCTAACGGTGGGAGGAACTTACTGCGAAACAGTGGCGCGATGGAATCTATCGATGGTATCACGACATGGAACGCGTCTGGTGGCATTGATGATGGTATAGCGACATTACCCGGAAACGAAAATTGGGTCAACGTGTCCAATGCCAGCGGTATCAGGCTTGCAAGCGTCAATGACCGAGACCTCGTGTTCAGCGCCGATGTCCGGGCTACCGACTCCGGAGCGACGTACGTTCCAGTCCTCGAGATCGGCGGCAATCCGTCGCCAACCTCTATCAGTCGTTCTTCGATGTATAAGGTTGTGAGCGTAAAGGAAATCTCGACCGATTCGGCAATCGCCCCGACAACCGAATGGCAGCGGTACTACGTTACGTTCAGGCCAAAGCCTGGCTTCTTCACGTCTAAGGACGCAGGCACTTCGCAGGTGGAGCCGGACTGGACTAGCGATTACCTAAAAATCGCCTTCCACAACCATAGCGACGACACCTACGAAGTTCGTCATTTGCAGCTCGAGTATGGCAAGATTCCGACCGCATGGTCTTCCGCACCCGAAGACTTCACGTCCCTTTCAGCTGACTACGCGACGTTTAAGTCGACGGTTAATGAGTTTGAGGCGACCGTGGGGAAGACCACAAGTGTGCGCTACCGCTTGCTGCGGAATAACAACAACGACGCCTGGTGGGCGGTCTACGAGACCGTTGGCAAGAACGAGAACTGGTCGAATTACCACTACGCGCTCGGCGGCGCGACTACGGCTACGGGCTTCGACGCGACGACGCTGAGGGTCGGCGACATAATCGTGGTCGAGGGCGTGTCCACAGACTCGAAGTCGCAGCATTCTTTCAACGCAAAAGTCACGAGCGTGCCGACGTCGGCTAATGCTGCCATCCCGTGCCAGACGGTGAGCGCCGTTAACACGACGGGGCTTGCTGGGCGCGTCACGACGGCGGAGACCTCCATCAAGTCCAACGCCGAGGCTATCAAGCTCAGGGCGACGAAGTCTGAGGTGTACGACTCGACGCAACCGAACCTTGCGCCGTTCTACTCGATACCGTACAACGACTCGAGCTACTGGGTGCTTTCATCGTCGCAGATAGGCACAGCCGACGCGGACGGTTGGTGCACTATATCACAGACGAACGTATCGTCGGCGCTGAACCTCCACATCCGCCCGAAGCGCTCCGAGCACGTGACACCGAACGGTAAGTACACGATGCTCTTCGAGTACGTCACGACGTCGAAATCGGGCACCGTCAACTGGATGTACAAGCCGAATGACGCAGTGGCACAAATCATCACAAACGCATCTGGTACCGTCGCGCTGTTTTCGGAGAAAGCAACGTACATCCCGATGACGGCGAAGGCAAATGCCGTCTCGGCTACGGGCAACACCGCACTGTGCGCCGTCGTGTTGCAACTCGCCGCAGGGTCCACGTTCGTCGGGAAGATTCGCATATCCCTATACGAGGGCGAGTATTCGGGCGCGTACAAGCCCTACAGCGGGAAGCAGCTGTATGCGAGCCAGGCGGAATTGAAAGTCGAGTCCGACCGCATCGGCATGGTGGTTAGCAACAAGGATGCGTCCAGCGCCCTATCCCTCACCGCGAACGCCATGACTTACATTGGCAACAACGTGACCATCAAGGACAAGGACGGGTCGCAGACGGTCATCAGCGGCGGCAAGCTGAACACAAGCCTCATCAGCGTTGGAAGCTTCAAGGATATAGGCAACTACGCAACCAAGACTGACGGCCGCAACAGACTCCGCAATACGGGCGCTCCCGTCAAGTGCGCCGTCAACACGACAAACTACCAGACGTTCCCGCTCTACAGCACGGACGGTGACGCGACGTTCGCTAACAACCGCACGCTCGCAGATCTGGGATTCGAGGCGAACGACTCGGTGACGCTCTCGTTCGACTGGTCCACCGCACAAAACGGCTCCACCGCCATCACGTACGGCACCTTCTGGATTGAGTGGTACGGGCGCAAGGCTGATGGCTCGAACGAGAACGCGTACCTCGCGAAGCTCGGCGACACCATCACCATGTCGTCGTCGAACAAGTCGGGGCATTACGTGAAGACGGTGACGCTGAACGCCACCACAGTGCAATCCAAGCGGCTGGTGCTGCGCAGCGACAAGTCGGTGCTCGTCATCACCGTGAGCAACTTGAAACTCGAGCGCGGCAGCGAGAAGACGGCGTACAGCATGGCCCTCGAGGACATCACGCCGATGACCGAGGTCACGACGGCGTCGAACTTCAACGATTTCACCAAGACGGGCCGCTACTACATCCATGTGTCAGGCAATACGAACGCGCCGTCCGGCGTCGGGCACGGGCTGCTCGAGGTGAATTTCGACGTAGGCACGCCGTACCAGATATACCAGCCTGATGTGGTCGACTACTACTTCAAGCGCAAGTACACGTCCAGCGCGTGGACGGCATGGACCAAGGTCGACGCAGTCGGGGCGCAGAACCTAGCGAATACCGCTAACAACAAGGCATCGGCCTGGTACGGCACGTCGGGCGGGAACTGGGACGCGGCTGCCAAGACTGGTGCCGTGGCGGGCTTCACAAGCGACTACCTCGTGACGGGCACGACCATCGTCCTGCGCTCGATCGGGTCGAACAACGTCGCGAGCGCACTGACGCTCAACGTCCAGAACACGGGCGCGAAGCCAATATACGTCAACGGGGCTGCGGTATCGGCGTCGAACCAGCTGCTATGGCACACTGGCGCCGTGTTGACGTTCACGTACAACGGCACTGGATGGGAGTTCTCAGCCCCGCCCAACACCGTGTACGCCACGAGGATTTCCGACGCGAAGGCGACGGCTGAGAAGGTCGTGTACTCGACGGGCACGATTATCCGCAAGGGCACCGTGCTGTCCACCGCGTTTGCGGCGAGCAATACCGCAAGCGCGCCGACGCTCAACGTCGCTGTGAATGGCAGTGGCGACACGAAGCTCGGGGCGAAGCCCATCTACTACGGCACGTCCTCGAGCAACCGCCCGACCGAAGCCAACGGCATGTCATGGATTGCCGACACGGAGGTATTGCTCACGTTCGACGGCGCGAACTGGCGCATGGGCGGCAAGACGTACATTGATGGCGGGCACATCCTGGCCAACTCGATTTCTGCTGACAGGATAAAGGTCAGCGAGATAAAGATTGGCAACTTGAGCGGCTACACGGACGTCAGCAACCGCATAAGCAAGGGCGAGAGCGCGCTTACCAAGACCAACTACTACAACCGCCACGCCCATGTCGGGCAGAGCGGCAGCACGACGACCAACCCATGGTACAAGGTGGCGAGCTCATCGTTGACGACACAATATGTGGACTACGAAATAGTCTTCGACGTGTTCAACAGCGGCGGTTTTATAAACGGTAATATCGGCAGCCAATCTTGTGGTCGACTTTACGTTCATTACAGGGCTGGCTCCGGTGTTAATAGCGTGGAATCGCCATATATTAAATGGGAAAACCGAGGCTCCGACATCACCTTGGCGAACTTCGTGTTGGCGTATAAGCTTACCGCCGGTTCGAGAATCGACGCTGAGATTTGGGCTAAATGCGACCATACATACTCTGGATATCACTTCCAAGTTGTGTACGACAATGACAGGTCCACTGTGACCGAGACGTCCCCGTGGACACTTTACAACACTTGGTCCGCAGGAAGCGCATCCGCCATCACGAGCGGGTACACGCAAGTCAAGTCTACGGACATGTCGAACGCCTACATCACCCATATCGACGACAACGGCATCCGCGTCCATCCGTCTTCAACCGAGAACGACCGCGTGGAAATAAAGGCCGCGGGCATGCAGGTTTACAAAGGCGGCAACCTCAAAGCCAACTATGCCGACACCATCACGCTGTACGGCGGGAATGCCGCTGGCGGCGCGAACCCGAAAATCACCATCGGCGAAAAAGTCGATAGCGTAGATTCGCTCGCTATGTACGATTCAGGCGGCAATCGTCGCATATTGATGAACTCGTCGGTAGGCCTGCTCATCGGGCGCTCGGACAAACAGCACATAACCATCAACGACTCGAACGTTGATATTTACAACAACGCGTCGACTCCAACTCTCAGCGCAAGAATGAACGCCGACGGAATGTCAATGTATCGAGCTGGTTCCCTTCGTGCACAAACAACTGATAGTGGGTTTAACGTCTATGCAAAAGACGGGAAAACGGTTGCGGCATCTATATCTTCTACTAGTGACAGCCTATTTACCAATATCAAGATGTTCGACGCTCAGTTAAGTGCTGGAAAAGGCGGTGGAAGCTTATCAATCACTGCCAACAATGACACGAGCAACGAATCTTATATCAGCATACAAGCAATTGGCAAAACGAATTCAGCAGCGTTACAACTCACGCCATTCACATCTACTGAAATACAAGGTCTAAATATATATCCGAATCGTGCCACCATGCACTCATCAAATACAGCTGGCTTTTTCGCGTCGACTGCCGATTATGAGATATCTTTTCAAATTGCAACATCTGGTAATCGCGGTGTTTACGATAACACGGAGGGTCGATGGCTTGTATTCTACTCTGGTAGTACCGGGAATATATACCTTGGTCCAGACAGTCGAGATTTCGACTATCAAAACGAATCAACCACCTCTGGGCAAATAGACCTCGCTGCTGGTAAAGGTGCGTCGATAACCTGGAAATTAAACGTGCCTAGCGGATACCAGTTTGCCGGCATTTACAACGTCACGACGAACCATAACCAGGCTTGCTCTATCGGGCGCTTCGGTTACTCATCATCTAACAACGAAGCGACGGTTGTCGTGACGAATCGAAGTACGACAAATTTCTCAAAGAGCAATAACACAGGCGTGACAGCGTCCATGGGTGTCCACTTCATTCGCCCCGTTATCAAGGTTTAGCGTTTGCAAAGGATAAAAAATGAAATACGCGATTATCGACGAAAACAAGAGGGTTCACGACGTCAGTTATGCAGACGAGCATACGAGGGTCAGTTTCCCGGCAGGCTTCATGCTCGTGGCCGCGCAGGGATTCGAGCCAGACCCGATGCGCAACTACGCCGATTACAGGTATGACGGGCACGATTTCGTGCTCGACCCGTTATCCGACCTGCCGCCCACGCTCGAGGAGCTGGTGGCGCAGAAGGTGGCCGAAGCGCTGGCCGCCCAATCCGAGTAGTCAACGGTCATAGAGAAAGGAAGCCGAGATGACCAAGCACATAGTAATGGAGATCCAGACGTTCGAGAACGGCGCGATTTCGACGCCGACGTACGCGTACGACGAGCGCGCATCCGCCGAATCGAAGTTCCACGCCATCCTGTCGAGCGCCGCCGTCAGCAAGCTGCCGAAGCACGCCGCCGTGCTGATGACGAGCGAGGGCTACGTGCAGGAGAGCCGCTGCTACGAGCACGAGCCCGAGTCTGAGCCCGAGCCCGAGCCGGAGACGACGGAAGGCGAGTAGTGGAAGAGTTCTACAAGAAGCTCCTCTGGGTGGCGGTGCCCGTCTTCATAGCGGCGGGCGTCACGCTCGTGCCAGGACCCCGCGAGGAGGTCCAGCTCATCGTGTACGCCGTGCTCATCCTCATAGCGATGGCTGGCGTGTGGGCAACGAACATGCGCGAGCACCGCGTCAAGAGGGAGGCAGAGGAGGCTGAGCGCTGGGACGCCCTGAACAGCCGCTTAGACGACCTGAACGAGCGGCTTGACAAGGGCGACCAGGCCGACCGCGCCATGCTGCGCACCGAGCTCGTGCGCGGGCACCGCGAGTGGGTCGAGGAGCGCGGCTACATCACGCTCGAGGCGCTGGAAGTGTTCAAGAGGGTCCACAAGGCGTACAACGCGGTCGGTGGCAACGACATAGGCGACCTGCTGTGGGAGGATATAGCCGCCCTGCCCATAGAGGAGCACAGGGAGGAAACCGCATGATGCACGCGAAGTCGAAATCGAAGTACAGCAAGGCGATAGTCGTGGTCTGCATCCTCACGATTATCGCGTTCACCGTGGCGTGCATGACGTTCTACTGGAACGAGAAGGAGGTGGACCCGGTCCTCATCGGCGCGTTCTTCGCGTGCTTCGGGATGGAGTTCGGGTCCCTCGCCTTCATCAAGCGCGGAGAGTACCGCTACGTCGCGGGCGACAAGGTAGGTCACGTCGAGAGAATCGAGGAAGAAAATGAAAAGTAACATGTTGGACAAGCTCATGAGCCGCAAGCTCTGGCTGGCCATCGCGGCCACCATCGCGTCGATTGCCGCAGGGTTGTCGGGCATCGCCGACCCGAACGTATGCGCCGTCCTAGTCGTGGCGTCCACGGCGATCTACACGTTCTGCGAGGCGTACGTCGACGGGCAGTCCGCCAAGGCGTCCACGAGCGCCGTGGTCGTCGAGGCCAAGACGGGCGACCGCGACACGGTACAGGCGTTCCTGGGCCAGAAGGAAGGCGAGTAGCATGCAGCTCCCAGTGGGATTCGCGCTAGCCGTCCTGAGCCTCGCGTGCGCGACGTGCGTCGTGTACGAGTGGGGGAGGTGGAAGTAGATGGAACTCAACGAGATTGCAGCCGCCATCCACCGCGACATGTGCGAGAACGAGTCCAACGGGTACTCGTGGAGGCCGCGCTGGGGCGAGGACGGCAAGGGGTTGACCACCCTGAAGCTCAATGGCAAGAAGTACACCTACGACCAGGGCAGCTACGATTGCAGCTCGTCGTGCGTCACCGCATGGTCCACCGCATTGGAAGGCACGCCATGGGAGGGCGCGCTCGAGGGCGCGACATTCACGGGCGACATGCGCGACGTGTTCGTGGGCAGCGGCCTGTTCGAGTGGAAGCCGATGAGCTTCGACGCGTGCCCCGGCGACCTCTACCTCAACGAGAAGAACCACGTGGCGATGTGCCAGCAGAACGACGCGTCGGGCGACGTGCTCAGCGAGTTCTCGCTCCCAGAGAACGGGGACGTCTACAACAACGAGGTCGGCGACCAGACGGGCTGGGAATCGCACGTGTGCGATTTCTACAATTACAAGCCAGGCGGCTGGGACGGCATCCTTCACTTCAAGGGCGCCAAGAACTCGAGGAAGCCCGCCGTCACGAAGACCGAGAAGAAGAAACCAGCCAAGCGCGGTAAGCCGACGAGCCCGGATTACCGCGTGTTCTACAACGGCAAGTGGTCCCGCTGGGTGACCGACGGCGCGAGCGCTGGCGTCTCCGGCACGGCGATATACGACTTCGACGCACGCTACCTCGGGCAGCACGGCTGGTTCCAGCTCACCCTCGAGGGAGGGCGCGTGCTCGAGCGCAACGAGCACAACGACCGCCACGCCAAGCGGGTCATCGGCATCACCGTCTACTACGACACCAACAACCCGGACAAGACGGGCTACTACGAGGCCGTGTACCGCGTGCAGACGGCGAGCGGCGCGTGGCTCAAGTGGGAGCACGACGACGATGACGACGGGGCAGGCGACGACGTGAACGCGGTGTGCCGAATCCAGCTGAAAATCGAGCCGTGCAAGGACGGTGATTAACGCAGATGGTGTGTTACATCGTGTAACATCTTAGCAGGATTCAGGGGGTCTCGCAGGGTCTCGATTCTGAGAACCCCCTGATAAACAGGCTTCTGACCTGGGGCGATACAGGCAAATTCCAAACTCTTAATCCCAAGGTCCGGGGTTCGAGTCCCCGCCGGTCCACCACTTCTGAACTGCGAAAACGTCCCGAATCGGGGCGTTTTTCTCGTATATGGCGTGTTACAAAATGTTACCAACGGATTCGCCGAGCATCCTGGCGTTCGCCATGTGCGCGGGCGCGTTGGCCGCGAAGTAGTGCGCGTAGTCCACGTTCAGGTTGGTGTGGCCGAGCGACTTGGAGATCAGCGAGTCGGACGCGCCGAGCCCCTGCATGATGGTCGCGTAGCTGTTGCGCAGGTTCTTCATGGGGACGTACTTGGCGTCCTTGCCCTGCATCAGCTTGCGGTACTCGCGGGACACGCGGTCGGGGCGCGTGCGGTTGCCGTTGGCGTCGGGGCATATCGGGCCCTCGCCCGACAGCTCGAGCATACGCTGCGCGGGCCAGCCGCCGAGGAACACCGTGCGGGTGGATTCCGCCGTCTTGGTGGGGCCCTCCACGAGCTTGCCGCGCACCTCGGTCAGCGTCTTGTCCACGCGGATGGAGCAGGCGTCGACGCCGAACTCGAAGTCGGACCAGAACAGCGCGCACGCCTCCTCGCGGCGAAGCCCGCCGAACAGCATGGCGAGCAGCACGGGCTCCCACTTGGAGCCGCTAATCGCCTCGACCCACGCTGGCACGTCGTTGAGGAGTAGGATGTCTGGCTGGTACGCCTCCATGCGCTTCATGCGGATGCGGCGGGTCATGGGGTTCTCGTCGACCAGCTCGTCACGGTACGCCTCGTTGTACATCTGGCGCAGCAGCTTGTAGGCGTTGCGCTGGGCGCCCGGCTTCTCGATGGTCAGGATGCCGCGCTCTATGTCGCGCGCCTTAAGCTCGGACATGGCGCGGTTGCCGAACAGCGGTTCGACCAGACCCTTCCAGGCGTAGCGATAGCTCGACGCGGTGGACTCCGCGAGCGTGGACAGCGTCGGCTCGTAGAACACCTTCCAGTACTCGGCGAGCGTCAGGTCGGACGCGTCGTCGAGCTTTCCCTCGTCGAGCTTCATGCGCGCCAGGACGGCCTCGGCCTCCGAGCGCGGACCACGCACGACTTTCGAGTGACGAGTGCGCGAGCCGTCTGGTTTCGGCCTTCCCTCGATACTGACGCGGTAGAAAC